CAGTTGCACTAGGGTATGTACTATTTAAACTAGACCCATTAAGAAGAGCTACCAAAGCAAGCAAACAGATACAACTATAAATTAATAAGGACTACAAAGGAACTAACTATGAAGACAAACAAACCATTATCGCAACTCGTACCAAGTATGATTGCACACACTCAAGCACATTATAACTCACATGTAGTGTATAACTCAGCACTAATCGACATTAGTAACGGTGCATTACTACCCTTTATTGAGGAGAGTATGCAACATGAGCTTAATCCTAGAGCATTTGAAAGGTCTAAACAACGTATACCACCTATCAATATAATCAGTAAGTTACAGACTAAACTCTCCAAAGTATATGGTGAGACACCTGTAAGAAACGCTGGTAAGAACACTGTAGATACAGAGATAATGAATGAGTATGTATCAAGTTGGGAGTTAGACGGTAATATGCAATATGCCAATGACTTACTAGTAATCAACAAATACTGTGCCTTAGAGCCATATATGATTGATGGTGAGCCTAGAATGAGAGTACTATCAGCTAAAGACTTTATTGTATATAGTGATTCAAAAGTTAATCCTAATGAGATGACAGTGTTTATTAAGTTCATGGGTAACACACAAAAAGAATATGAAGAGACTAATGTTAGAGGATCAGCTGTAAAGGCTTGGAAACAAGTAGCACTATTCTATGCTTACTCAGATGACGAGTTTGTTATATATGATGAAGAAGGTGAGATATATGAGCAATCAGACAATCCTTTCGGTAAGATACCATTCATCTACCTTAGAACAAGTAACAATGAATTGATTCCTACACCTGATTCTGACAACTTACCTATGGCTACACTAATACCTAAGCTAATGGCAGACTTAAACTATGCTGTTATGTTTGGTTGTAGAAGCCAAATCGTTGGTATTGATGTTGAGATGTATAATGTAGAGATGAGTCCAGACAGTATGTGGATACTTAACTCAGTTCCGGGTGAGGGTAAGAGTCCTTCTCTAGACACTATTAAATCAGATGTAGATGTTGATAAGGTATTGAATTTAATAACACAGCAACTTTCTCTATGGTTAGATACTAAAGGTATTAAAACATCAGCTGTAGGTAAAGTCTCAGTAGAACAAGCTGCTTCAGGTATATCTAAGCTTATTGATGAGTCAGATGCCAGTGCAGTTAATAGAAAGTATAAGGGTATATTCGAGAATGCTGAGAAAAGGCTATTCAAGATGCTACCAGAACTACATAACACATGGTTAGCTAATGGTGAATCAGACATGACTAGAGCATTTAGTACTAAGTTTGAGCCTAACACAGACCTTATAGACGCTAAGATAATTCCTAATAATAAAGATTTGCTCGAAGAAATGAAGATAGAGTTAGAACTTGGTATTTTTTCAAAGGAAGATGGACTAAGAAGACTTAACCCTGATGCTTCAGATACTCAAATTCAAGATAAGATGGATGATTTAGAGCCAGAAACATTAAACTTCCCTAATCAAGAGCCTGAACAAGAAGAAGAGCCTGAACAAGAAGAAGAGCCTAAAGAGGAGTAATCCATGGTAAGTAAAGTAAACATTCAGGAATCCATATCAATACCTAGTGGCTTATCTGACGCTTTTAAAAGAGAGTTAGGTGAGCGTATACTAGTAGAGGTTAGAGATAGAACGGCAAGAGGAATAGATAAGGCAGGTAAGCCATTTAAGGGATATGCCAAGTCATATGATAAAACAGGGACCGTTAATCTATCACAAACAGGTGATACTTTAGCTGAATTAGACATTATATCTATCGGTTCAACAGCAATTACAATAGGTTATCCTATATCTCATGAAAATGCAGGACAAGTTCACGGTATAGTAACGGGTGAATACGGTAATAAAAACCCCGTAACAGCTAGAAGAGACTTTATAGGACTACCTCAATCAGTAGTTAAGAGAATAGTGGCAGAGATTAAGTCAGAACCAGAGTTTAAAGAAGTAAGAGAAGATAGAGATAGTATAGTAGCAGGAATACTTGGCAGGTTCTTCTAATGGATGTGGCGGATAGATGGCGGATTAAACACACCATATCTCGCATAGAGACCATTCTAAGAACAAACCCATGGCATTGTGACTATGATTACTTAATGGCTTTAAAAGCCGAATTAGAAGGTAAGTTAAATGAATAAGATATGGAAATGCAGAAGAAGTAGCCTAGCTTTAATAGGTATGATTATATGTGATATAGGATTATATCATGGTGTAGATACATCGTCAGCTATAGCGGCAATATGTATGGGCGTAGCAGGAGCTAACGCATTTGAGAAGAAAGGCAATAAGAATGAGTAAACCAAGTAGTGACATAGATAAGATGATAAAGAAGCTTAAAGACATTGGTACTAGCATGGAAGATGAGGTTATAGATGTGGCAAAAGCTGCGGTAGAGCTAATCAAGAAGCGTACTAGACTAGGATTTGGTGTAAAGAACCATGGAGATACTAAGAAGAAGCTTAAACCTCTATCTAAAGAGTATAGAGCACAGCGTAAAAGGAACAAACCAACAGGTCCAACCACAGCAGGTAAGTCTAATCTTACTAAATCTGGTGATATGTTAGATGATTTGAAGGCTAAGAAGAAGGATGATAACACTGCTACCATAGAATTTGACGGTAAAGACTCACAAGACAAGGCTGAATGGGTGTCAGATGACCGACCTTTCAACAAGTTATCTAAGGCAGAACAGAAGCAATTGACCCAAATGCTTGATAAGAAGCTGAAAAAGCTAACAAAGAAAGAATAACTTAACGTAATTTTAAGTACTTACATAAAACATCCTATTAATAAGGGTATTATAGAACCAATGGAATAGTAATTCCGCAGACAAAAGGCAGTGCCATGAGTGAACAAGACAAAGACATTAAGATTGAAAACGAAGCTAAAGAAGAGTTTGTAAGTAAGAAGGCTTATCAGGATGTATCCACAGATATGCATAAATACAAAACAGACCTAAAAGAAACTAAAGCATTGTTAAATCAGATTCAAGCTGAACAAGAAGCCGTAAAGAAAGAGGCTTTAGCTGAACAAGGGAGATGGGAAGAGCTTTATAACTCAAACCAATCAGAACTTGACCAGATTAAGCAAGAACGAGACAGCGACAAGAACAAGTTTGTTGACTACCATAAGAAGAACAGCGTGTTACAGAAGATTGGTGGTTTTAAGCGTGATGACTATAACAAGTTTATCGACGTTGAAAATGTTAGTATGAACGATGATGGTTCACTTAATGAAGACAGTTTAATGAATGAAGTAGACAGAATAAAGCAGGAATACCCTGAGTTACTTAAGTCTGCATCTAATACTAAGCTACCTAACGACGCTCCAAAAGGGAATGAAGTTGGTCCTCAAGACGCAAATAAGTTACAAGGTCATGAGAAAGTACAGTATTTAAAAAGTTTGATTAAGAAGAAATAATGAAAGAATACTATGTTTATGCCCACTTTACTGGAGACTCACTTAATAAGGTAGTACTAAATGAGACTAGATCTAAGATGAGAGAGTCACGAAGAGGACATACTCCTAATCTAGGTAAAGTTAAAACTGTAGAAGCAAAGTTGAAAGTAAGTAGGTCAATCATTAATTGTAGAGGGGAAGTTTTTAGTTCTCTAAAACAAGCAAGTAAGGTGGTTGGTATAGGCAACACAACAATATGTGAGTGTCTAAAAGGAAGGTCTAATTCAGCAGGTAAATACTCTGATGGGACTAGAATAAAATGGAAATATATTAGTTAATAATAATTAATAACAGCTCTTAAATGAGCAAAAGGAGTATAGCAATGGCTGTATTATCATTAAGCGAGATTCTAAGGAACGATATTCAAAGTTATTTGGGTGGTTCTGATAGTATTCTCATCAAAACAATTCAAGACCTTTCTAGCCGTGTTGGCAAGGGTATGGATAGAGTACAAGTTCCTTTAATCTCAGGATTAGCTACATCTGATGTTGCTTCTGGAACTAAACAATCTGCTGACTCAGTTACTTTTACTGCTGATGTTCTATTGTTAGACCAAGTTAAAGAGTCTTACATGTACATCTCATTTGAAGAAAACGAAGAAAGTGCGATTGACATTAAAGCTGCTTTCTTAGAAGCTGCACCAAGACAAATTGCTAACGCTATGGAAGTTGCTATTGCTGCTCAACTAGCTTCTGCATCTACTAATGACTTTGATTCTGCTTCAGATACTGCTGGTGTATTTGCAATCGATGACATTGCTAATGCTAAGAAGTTAATGGACCAAGCTAAAGTACCTACATCTGATAGATACATGGCATGTAACAGTGACGCAATGGAGCTATTAGCTTCTTTCTCTGAGTTTGAAGACGGTTCTAAAGGACTTTCTCCAGAAGCTTTAAGAGATGGTGTTGTATCAAGAGTAAAAGGATTTAACGTAGTTCAATCTGAAGACGTTGGTTCTAATACTGCTGGTGATAACGAAATTCACTTTTACCACAGAGAAGCGGTTGCTATCGCTCTTCAAAGAGAAGTTCATTTTGTTGAGCAAAGAGAAGAAAGTTACGGACAAGAATTTATTGCAATCAGAACTAAATATGGTGTTAAGGCACTTAATGCTGATGTTCTTAAATTGACAATGGCTCTTACTACAGCTACTTCATAATCTGAAACGATAAGATTAAATAATGCTCCTCTTAGTCGGAAGAGCTTGCCGACTCAGGCTAATCCATTAAGGGGAGTTTATTATGAGAAAATGTGAAGAAGAGAATTGCGATAATTTAGCCAGAATAAAAGGCAAAAGAACAAAGATAACTTACAAACTTTATGTGCAAACTGTCATATATTAAAAACCTATACTAACAAAGATTGGGAGTTATAATGTACCAATCACCAGAATTATTCATTTCATATAAACATATACAAGCTAAAACTCCTGAGAAGCTTGAGCAAATACAAGTCAACTCACAAATGCCTATAGACTTTAAAGCACCTTCATATTCAGAAGGACAATGGCATACATGGTTTCTATATGACCATTCCAAAGATATAAGACCACAAGATAAACTATTAATGAAAGGTAAGAAGTACGAACCTAACCTATAACATAATTAATAAGAGGGAATATGAGTGATGAAAAGGATATAATGTACGATTTACTAAAAGAAGTACGAGATGACGTTAAAGAGCACCGTGAGGATACTCTAGAGCATCAACATCAAACTAATGGTAGATTAGATATATATAATGAGCAGTTAAAGGTTCATATTGATGGTGTACAAACACTAAAGCAATTACATTTAGACAATGTAGACCGTATTAGAGAGAATGAAGATAGAATGAATAAGATAGAAGAACCAAGTAAGCTTAGAAAGCTATTAGGAAACAAGATAATTAAGGTTCTCGGTACAATTACACTGGTATGTGGTACTATAATGGCAATAGCAAAAGTGATTACACTACTTTAGGAGAGTAAAATGATTGATAAAAGAACAACACTAACGGTATTCCATGATGATAACGCATCATTTACGGATTACTCACATAAAATGGGTGCATTTGCTAGAGATAGTGTAACAATGACTATTACTAATGCAGAGGATTATATCTACGTTGGATACCATAAGCCCATCAATGCTGTATATGTAGACATAACAACTCCTAATGGTTCAGAAGGTATTAATACAGTTGAATACTGGAATGGTACAGCTTGGGCTAATGTTAATGGACAATCTGATGATACACTAGGTCTATTCAGGTCAGGATTCATTAGATGGGACAAGAAGAACGGAGATACGGCTAACGACCATGTGGCAAATGAGGTAAATAGTGTGTCAAAGTACTGGTACAGAGTAAGACCTTCTGCTGATAGAACTGGTATAACCCTCAGTGGGCTTAATTTGGTCTTCTCAGACGATTATGAGCTTTCTCTTGAACAACCATACATATCTGACTCGGAGTTCTTAGGGAGCGAATCTAGCCATATTAAGACACATGTAGCAGTAAGGAAAGAGATACTACAGAAGTTCAATAACAAAGACTATTATGTAATAGATGAAGTAACAGGTGATAAAGAAGACGTTACATGTTGGGATTTACTAGATATAGACGAAGTTAAACTATCTGCTTCTTATTTAGCCTTATCTAAGATATATAATCAATTAAGTGACAATCCTGAAGACGTATGGGCAGTAAAATCAGCTCAATATGAGGATAAGTACAATAAATACATCAACATAGCTAGACTATCAGTAGATGTTAACGATAACGGTACAAAAGATGCGGTAGAGAATAAGCCCGGATTTAAGACCAGATACTTTTCGAGGTAACAATGGCAAAAACTCATTACATAGGGAAGGGACACTGGAAACAGGTTATCAATTGTAAGGGGCAGGTTTTTATGTCTCTAATTGAAGCATGTAAAAAATTTAATATAAAAAATACTTCTAGTATATGTAATAATATATCAGGGAGAACTAGTATAGCTGGAAAGTACCCAGATGGTACTGGTATAACATGGAGATATATCTAATGGGATTAATAGCAAATATAAAAACAGGGATTGAGGCTAGATTGGCAATAAGTATACCTTCCTACACAAGGGCTGCATACCAATCAGATATAAGTATGAATAAATTCAAAGGGAATAGTGCTCTTTTTGCAGTACATCCTGTATCAGCTACAGAAGTAGACGGATTAATAGGAGCATATACACTAGACCACCAATTTAAGGTCACTTTAACCAACTCATATAATGCTGGAGCTAAGTCTCAGATAGGTGATTCACTTAAATCTAGCCGCATAACTGAGATAAATGACGACATATTAGCTACTTACAGAGACCTAGTTATTAATAAGGGTAATATAGATGCATCAATACTGCTAATAAGCGAAATGAGTATCGAAGATGCTGAATTTATTGATGAAGAGAAGGTCATAACAGTAACATTCACATTTAACATAAAGTATAAAGTTAACAAGTAATAATCAAATAAGGAGAGCTAAATGGCTTACACAATTAAGAAGAACGTTAAGGTAGCCGTAAAGGGTGAATCAACTGAAGGGACATACGTTGCTCCTGCAAGTGGTGCTGACTTTGTTCAGGCACAAGAAGACGGAATCGAAATGAACGGTTCAAAAGACACACTAGAACTTAACGTAATCGGTACTGGACTATCAAAAGTAGCTCCAAGAGTAGGTCTAGAATCTGCATCTGGTTCATTAGGTGTTTATATGAAAGCTGGTTCAGCAGCTGACGAAGAGCCTGAATATGGAATCATGTTAGAATCATTATGTGGAGCAAAAAGAAGTGCAGCAGCACAGGGAAGTGGCTCAAATCATACAACTACTCTAATCAATGTATCAAATACGTCTGAATATGCTGTAGGAGACATTGTAGTAGTTAAACAAGGTAGTGATTACCATACATCACCAATCGTATCATTAGTGGAAGACACTAGTATTACACTATTAATCGCAGCAGCAGCACCATTCGATGACTCAGTAGTTGTAGAAGCTTTTAATACTTATGTACCAGCTGATGAGGCTCATCCTTCATACTCTGTATCTAAATGGGTAGAAGATGAAGTACTAGAACAATCAGTAGGATGTAAAACAACTAGTTTAGCTGTTGAATCATTCAGTACTGGTCAAGTAGCTAGTCTTAAGATGGGATTTGAAGGTTCTAATTATACAAGAAGCCTTACATCAATTCCTTACGAACCAACATACGATACATCTGAGACACCAATTATCTTAGACGCTTGTATACACCAAGATGGTAACATCATCCAAGTAAATGACTTTACACTTAACGTAGAGAATACTCTTGGTTGGATTAAAGATACATGTAACGGTAAATCAGCTTCTAGAATCACTTCAAGAATGGTTTCTGGAACAATTAATCCTTATAAAGAAGACGATAGTATTGATAACTACACGAAATTTGATGCAAACACATCATTCTCACTAGTTATCACTGCACATAACCCTAATGCTACAGCAGGTGAATATAGTGAATCAGTTTCATTCTATATGCCAATATGTACAATCACTGAATTAGGTGAAGGTGACATTGACGGAGTACTTACAGAAGCTATTAGCTTTAGTGCCAACTCAGTAGATGGAACAATCAAAGAGTTATATATATCAATTTCTTAACAAGGAAGGTCGTATCTACACCGTAATGGTGTCCTCAACATAACACAAAATCAAGGGGTTGCAGTAATGTAGCCCTTTTTTGTACGTTTAATAAGGTACTATAGACAAACAATCATATGACAGGAGATATGCAATTATGATGATTTACAAGACGAGTGACAAAATAAGCGTGAACATTGATGGAATAGATATTAAAATTAGTCCATTAACTCATGCTCAGAAGACCCAATTACAGTCTCACATGATGAAAGCTGTAGCTGGAGATATGGAAGCAGCAATGGATAGTGTAAGGTTATCGATTAGCTTCTCTTTAAAAGATATTAAGGGCATCACTTTTATGGATGAAGATGGTGAAGAAAGAGAGTATAAGTTACAGTTTGAAGACGGTTTACTAACAGATGAGTGTATTGACGATATGTTAAATATGCCTATATCTGGTAAGTTAAACTCTGTATGTGCTACTTTGTTGCAAGGTGTACCAGATAAGATCGTTGATGAGAATGGTGATGAAATTGAAGGTATTAAGATAAAGAAGAGTACGGCTAAGAAGCCGGGAAAGCAGAAGAAGAAGTAGTTGGGAGTTTCCATTACCCTATGTTTTGGGAATATATACACTCACAAATACTTCGTATAAGTAGTATGTCAGTAGCGGAGATTGCGATGGTAAATGCTACATGGCTAACATTAACTGTAGATGAGTTTAAA